TATCATTTCTAAAATCTTATTGTACGAAGCAACTGTAATGCTTTTTTACTTAATGGATTTTTACCTATTAAACGATATTATTTTGACGTTTTTTAGTATTCAGTTATTAACTACTAAAATACTTGCTTTAGTTCTTGTTTCTGTGGAATTAATTTCTATTAACGAAAATTTCAAGGCGGTGAAAAATATAGACTTATTTCAAGCACTAAAAAACCTATTTGCACGAGCAAAAGAAGTTACACAAGATTTTAAAGACGTAAAGAAAAATGGAGATTTGTAAAACGTGCAGACAACCAATAAAAAACACATCTAAATATTTGTGGATATTTGAAAACGGTCACGGTGGCATTATAGACGGTGTGTACCAAACTCCTGGTAAACGTTCACCAATATGGAGTGACGGAACGCAATTATTTGAAGGTGAGTTTAACCGTAGTATTGTTAAACGATTAATCAAGCTTTGCGAAAAAGCAAACATTGACTATGTAAATTTAGTTGACACAAATGTTGATGTTAGTTTAGCAGAAAGAACTTCTAAAGCAAACGAAATATACAGAAACACGAATAAGCCTTGTATTTATGTTTCTATTCACGCAAACGGCTTTAGTGAAGAAAGCGCTAATGGTTGGGAAGTATTTACAAGCAGAGGCGAAACAAAGAGTGATGAAATTGCACAAGTGCTATTTGAAAAAGCACAAGCTGAGTTCCCTACTTACAAAATGCGTAAAGACTATAGAGATGGGGACGCAGACAAAGAAGCTAATTTTTACGTTTTAAGAAATACTGCAATGCCAGCAATATTAAGTGAAAATTTCTTCATGACAAATGAAAAGGAGTGCAGACTAATAATGAGCGAGGAGGGCAGAGATCGTATTGCTAAAATACACTTTGAAATGATTCAAGAAATTGAAAAATGAGAATATTCTATTTATTTTGCGTTTTAACGCTTTTTTCTTGCTCTGCTAAGTATCACTATCAGAAGGCACTCAAAAAGGGCTTAGAAGTCACGAAACAAAGCGACACGATAAGAATTACAACAATAGATTCTGTGCCTGTAATAAAACACGATACAATAGTTTACGAAAAATTCTTTAGTTCTAAAGACACGGTAAT